ATGCATCTTCTGGTCCGTCTTCTAAAAATTGTGTCATTTTACAGCTCCCCCTCTTAACATTGAATCTTTATACTCTCCAATATCTAATGGATCTGGAGTAAGACCCCATTTAAGCCTTTCGTTTTGATGCTCAAACTCTTCGTCATCAATTTTTCTTCTACCTGAAAGAAACTTAGGTTGACCTTCGTTAATTCCATAATGTCTAACAGAATCTGCGAGTGCGGCGATTTTAGATCTGTTACCTTTAGTTGATGTTATAGAAAGGAAATTGCCATCATCGTCGCCGATCCATCGGCCATCTGGCATTTCCCATACGTATATGCCTAGACGTGTCTCTTCAATAACTTGACTTTTTTGATTTAAGATTTCCATATGTTAACCAGTTTACCATTATTCTCAACAAAAGTCCATCTTCTGTACCAGTCTATGACAATATTTTAAAAATATTGCAGGCTAGACGTCAAAAGATCTTGTGAAGTAGGCTGTGTTGTCTAGGCCAGTAGCACTTTCTGAGAAAGTTATACCTGGGTCTTGTACGGTAAATGAATTTTCTGAGCAATACAGCTTATAATTCTTTAGAGCCTCTGGGGCCGTAAATGGGGTTTCATAAAATGCTAAATTGCTATAGGTATTAGATCCACCATATTCCGACCCGCTCTGGTTCTGATTTAATTTAATATTTGTAGCGCCTGCGTTTAGTACTATTAAAATGTGATGAGATACTCCGCTTAATAAAAATTGGGATACGTTGGTGGATGTAGTTCTATTTACTCCATTTACATATATTGCACTAATTCCATTTTTTGTTATTACTCCGCTATTTGTCCAGCTTAGAGAAGCTGAGGCTGATGAGAATAAAATATTTTTTCCTTCTCTTGGAGTAAAAAACATCTCTATTGTTCTTGGATGTATTGGGAGGTCTACTGAAAAGCCGTAACCAGATTGCATAGTCAATCCATTATATTTATTTTGCATTCTTACTGGGTAGTTATAATAACCCAATGAATAGTCGTAGTCTGAATATATTTTGCCTCCACCATTATCAGAATAAAAATCTTTATTTGAATATAAGTCAATTTCTAATTTATCAAAGAAAGGGAGGTCAAAAGATGAATCTAGGGTAGTCATTGTTACACGAATGTCTAGTATTGGACCAGATAGGTCTTCATTTTTATTATAATATGGAAGAGCAGAATTGTTTTTACATACTACCCATGGCTGCCCTGGAACTTTAGCTTCTACTAAAATATTTTGTACATCTTGGCCATAAGATATTCTAGAAGAAACAATGTTTTCTGGGTTTGGCACATAAAGTCTTTCTTCAAATACAAAGGTTTTTGTTTCTACTAATTCTGTTTGGGCAAATTCTATTCTTTTATAAGTTGGATTATAATATGCATCTCCCGAAACTATAGAATCTAAAGATTTAGATCCAGGATATCTATATGAGACTGCTGGTTTTAAAAATACAGAATTTAATGAAAATAATATACCGTTTTTAGAATAAACAATTTGTGAATATTTAGTCTCTTTATACCCAGCTAAATAATGTGCTAAAATTTTTGTGTCTTCTATTTCATAATTATATACTGCTGCTGAATCTACTAAAAATCTTTTACCAGTATTTGCTGGACCAATTTTAGGAGTCATAACTGCATTTGTAAATTTAAAGCCTGCCGTAATAAATTTTTCAGAAGCCAGAGATCCGTTTATGTACAAAGATATTTTATCTTTAGAAAATATTCCCACTATATGCATTACTTTGGTCTTGGCCACTTTAGACCATACCTTTTCTTGATTTGTGCACTTAAATATTACATTTTCATTTTTATAAAATAGGCCTATATTATTTGTTGCATCTCCAATGATTAAGTATTCTGATAGGTCAGAAGGATCTGGACTAAACCATATTTCAAATGCGAATGGATTGTCTGGGCTTTTAGAATTAGCAATCCCTAAAGCTTTTAAAGATAGATCAACGTTTTCATTAATTTCAGTTCCTCTAATACCAGATCCTACTATTGGAATAACTTCCATATCCGAAGCATCTATCGCATAGCCTTCCATAGAATTTCCAGAATAGTCTACAATTGGAAGTCCGCTAACTGCTGCATATGAAATTCCATTATCTTTTAAATCCTGATAGGTAGAATATAATGAAGTTAAGTTACTATATAGACCAGTCTCTCCAGAACGAACCTCATCTAACAAAAAAAATGCAAGTGGGTTATCTTTTAAGACAGTATATTTATATGACATGTCTTACTTCTCTTCTAGGGCTTTGACTCTCGCTGTAAGCTCTTGTACTGCTTTAATTAATGGTGATATAAATTGATCGTACCTAAGTCCTTGCATAGAATCTTCTTGTGACATATCCATTTTTACCCAACCAGCAAAATCCCCGACACCAGATTCATCTAAGGCTTGTTTTACTTCTTGGGCAATAAGTCCATAATGTGTTCTTGATCCAGGAATAGAAACTATGTCTCCTTCGACAACTTCTTTGCCGCCTTCAACGAACTTATATTTTACGGGATTTAAATTATTTATAAAGTCAAGACCAAGCGGGGATGTAGCAATATCAGTTTTTAATCTTTCATCTGAAGTATTAATGGTTCCAGTATTAGAGTATATTGTTTTCCAAAATCTATTTGATGAAACTCCATTTGGTACATCTGTTGGCTGACCTATTGAATAAAGATTGTTTGCAAAAGGATACCAGTTAGAATTTACTCCGTATCCAGAAGATGTTGGTATGTTTAAACTTATTGTTGTTGGAATTGGGTCAATTGTTGCGCTCTCTCCAGGAATACCTTGAGGTCCAGTTGCGCCAGTTGCGCCAGTTGCGCCTCTTGGTATTGTAAATGAAAAAATAGCATTTGCTGTTGTTCCAGTATTTGTTACCGAAGCATTTGTTCCAGCATTGCCAGTTGTGGTTGTTCCAACAGCTATTGTTGCTGGGCCTTGTGGACCTACTGGTCCTTGTATGCCTTGTGGACCTTGAGGGAGAACTAAATTTAATGTTTGTGAAGGGCTGGTTCCAGTTATTGTTGCACTAGCAGAACCTCCCTCAACAACCGTTCCAATATTTAAAACATTGGATGGGCCAGGGCCACCAATAATTCCATCAACACCTCTTGGTAATGTTAAATTTAATATAGCATTAGATGCAGTTCCTACATTAACAACTGATGCTGGTGTAGCCGCACTAACAGTAGTTACTGTACCCACCGCTAACGTGCCTGAAGGGCCCTGTGGGCCTGGATTAGCGGCTATAAAGGTTGCAATGTCGGCACCAAGGTTTCCAAGGTCTCTAGGGACGTCTGGGGTGTCTGTATAGTCTGGAAATCTCCAGCCATTTACTCCTGTACTCATTTTTTTATTATACCACCTATCTATTTAATATATATGTGTGCTGGGCTCATGTATCTAATGCCAGACACAATAGGCTTTACTTCGTGAATATATGGCTCTTGTGATGGGAACATTATTAGGCTTCCAGCTTTTGGTTTTATAGTAACATTGTGATTTGGGAAACTAATTTCTCCACCCTCATAATCATCATTAACATATGCCACTAAAGAAAATGCTAAATCCTTGTTGCCATCCTGTCCATCAAAATGTGGGCCCATTGATTGTCCTTCATTCCAGGCTTTTATTGGTATGCGATCAAGACTTAAATTATATTTATTTCTATCTAATTTTCTAGCGTCTAAATATCTATCAGTACACATTTGAAAGGCCATCAAAAAACTATTGGCAATATAAAGAGTTTTTTTATCTACTATATCTGATCCAGTAGTTGTTTTTAACGCAGATCTATTTATTGTTTTTGTTTTACCATATACCAGACTAGAATCATTGCTTGCCGTCCAATTTTCCCATTTGGATATCCTGGAATACGACTCTGGCTCTTCGTCTATTTTGTCTATAAAATCTTTTAAATGTTCTGGAAAGCTTAATGCATTTTCCCAGTACCAGATATCTGTTCCCAAAATTTTAAGATCAAACATTATAAACTGCTTAAACTCTACATTATTTTGCATGTTAGCCCTCTACTTCTGATGCTGGATACACTTCTCCACGGGGGGTTATTCTTAATCCTTTATTTCTATAGTCTTCCCACTCAATAGCCTCATCTGCTTGCATTGCTCTAACCTCAGCAAGCTCTGCCGCCCAAGCATCTCTAACTTCTTGCGGGTAATCACTTTCTTCTCTATCGTCCCAGAATGATCCTAGAGTATATCTAATAGATTTTTTAACTGTGGTAACTTCGTGCATGTTATGGAATCCTCCAGCAAATGTTACTAGAGTTCCAGTTTTTGGAACAATTGTTAATCCATGCTTAAAGTTTAAAATACCATCTTCAAAGTCATCGTTTAAATAAAGAAAGGTTGCATATCTACTTCTAGTAAATGCTCCTGAAACTCCATCATTAGAAGTATTGTCTGAGTGCATATTTGCAAAAGCTCCTGGTGCCCATCTTTGAGAGTGCCAGCTTATCTGCGACATTTGTGCTGAATCTTTTCCAGCCATATCTGCAGTAGCATCTATAACTCTTTGTCTAAGATCTACAAAAAAATCTCCTGGTAAGCCACAGGCAATTGTGTCTGGGTCATTTAGCTCTGGAGTGCCTGATGAGTATGACTCATAAAATGAAATTGGCATCCACTTTAATTGTTCTTTTTCCATCTTAATAGCTAGAACATCAATAATTGATTTACATTCATCTGGGGTTAAAAAATTGTCATATTGCACAATATCTGGCTTGTGTCTAGTTATAACCATATCTCTTTCCATAATTACATCATTCCTTTTTCTGCTTTAGCATCAGATGGGACACCAAATTCTTTAGCATCAAATGGGACACCAAATTGTTTTTCATCATATGGGACACCAAATTGTTTTTCAACATGTTCCTCATATGTAACTGGAACTCCGTCATTAAAATAAACCATGTTTCTTTTATCATCGTATTCAATTCTTTGTTGCTCCATTTTTGCCCACTTGTAAGCACCAAATTTTCTTTGGTTTGCAAGCCATTCTTCTGTGCCATTATGAGGAGTCATTATAAAGTTTCTAACAAAAAATTTCTCATTGCTGTTAATTGTTTTTACCCCATGATAGTATGGCTCTGTTGATGGAAATACTAAAATATCTCCAGCCTTTGGCTTATGATTAATAAATTGCCCATCAATATAAAACTCTATATCTCCGCCATCGTAATCATCATTAATATACATTGTGCAGGTAATTGAAAATTTCTCCCCAGGCATATCTTTTTGTGATGTTATGTGATCTGTATGATATTGCATTGTAAGCTTACTTTTAAGATTATCAACTCCTGCATGATATTTAGAATAAGATGATCCGCTAAAACGCCAGCCTTCTGGCAATTTTATATTGTGTCTTTCTATGTAGTCCGCTATAACCTTACTATATGCCGATTCAACTTCTTCAACGAATGCCTTTTCTTTAATAAACATTTCTGTAGATTGAATTTCTGCAGAAACTTCTCTCATATCTTTTTTCTGAGTATACGTTCCAAAATGGGCCCAAGGATCCCAGGTCTTTAAAAAATACTTTCCTTCTGAAGTTTTTTCTGAAGAATTCATGACTTCATATAGTTGTGCTGGATCTTTTAAAACATTTCTATAAACATCAACTTTTGGGTACAGTTCTATATAGTCTAATTGGCTCATGGTTGTTTTTCTCCCGTATGTTTTTGTATCGTCCAAAAGAATGGAGATGTAAATCTATTTCCAGAGATTACTGGACGTACTCCATGTGTATAATTCATATCACCTGGAAAAAAATATGCTGCTCCTGCAACTGGCTGAAATTCAATTCCGTGCTGTGGGAAATATAATTCTCCGCCTTCATAGTCATCGTTAAAATAAAATAAGCCAGCCAAATCATACCAAGGAAAATCATTTGCTCTTCCTTTTTCTGGGCCAGAATGAAATTCTTTATCTGCATGCGGCTCTTGTCTGGCACCAACAGGCCATCTAACAATTGCTGGACCAGTTTCTTTTGCATCAACATTAAAAAATGCATCTACTTCTATTTTAAGTCTTGCTATCATGCTATAAATTAATTCTAATATCGATGGGTCTGACGCCATTAAAGAATTGTAGGTGCAAACTCTATTTTCCCAAACTGTGTGGTCATATAAAACTAGGCCATCGGCATCTCTATGGGTTTCTGTTATGTCCCAAATTTTATTATTAAGGGAAAAGTCCATCAATCTTTTACGCTCTTCTATTGTAAGGAAATCTTTTATTTCTACTATGTTATTTATGGAATTACCAAAAAATCCAGACGGAGTAATAGATTTTGGCTTTTGATCTTCTGTCCATTGGTTTGCTAGCTTCATTTATCTATTATATCATTTCCCTTGTTTAATTCATGATTGACTTTAAGCCTAATAGCTTTTACTTGATGACCGCCTAGGACATTTTTAAGGTGATCTACAGCATCTCTATAAAAATTAGACCAAATTGCTTTTCTGTTTAAATCGTAAATAACATTAGAATACTCGTTAGAGTCAAATTTAGGGTCTGGCAAAGACTCTACTTTATCAAAATTTATTTCTGAGTTTTGTAAAGCCTCTAAATCTATTGGTAGTATAGCAATTATTGGTGTTCCTGCTTTTATGGTAATAACTTCGTTTGGTTTAGTTATCATCCAGGCACATGGCAATTCTCCTCTAAAAAATGATGTACTCATTAAGGTTGTAAAAGGAACGGCACCGTCAATGAATAAATTTGGAACTGGCATAGATAGAAGACTTAAATTTTCTTCAGTAGAAAACATTAGGCCCGTATTAAAACTTACTGTTCCATTAGCTCTACCAGAATAAGCATACTTTTCACCAGACAAAATTTTAACGTGATCTGGAGTGCTGTCTGTTACGCCATCCCATATAAAAGATATATCTTCTGGAAAAGATATTCCCCAGCCAAGCTGGTTAGTGAGTCCTACTGGAAAACATTTATATGCATGAGATTCCCAAGTATTATCCATCCA